AATGAAATCTTCGTAGATGAAGGTGATAGAGATATCAAACAACTCATACTCGTTGACTTAGATAGTGAATTACATTATACTTTAAGTGAACTACCACTAGGCTAAAGACCGTTGAGTTTTCTTAGCCAATAACTAATAAATAAAACGAGATTCTAGATGACGACAAAGGTTAAAGATTGGGCTAGTACTGACTGGACAGAACAAGACATAGCACTAGCTGAAGAATTAGGTGTTTCACGTGAACGTATACGTCAAAAAAGAAAAGAACTTGGCAAACCTAGAGCGATAAATCATTATCAACGCAGAGTTTCTTATAAGAAAAAATTCTTAGAATTAGATACAGCTGATAAAACCGTTAAAGAAATAGCTAAGATTTTAGGTTGTACAACTTATAGCGTATACGATTTAGCTGGAAAAAGTAATAAATCTTTTAAAAGAGTCCTCAGCTGCGATTACGACTGGGACTCGTTAGATAGAGAAGCATATGAAACATTGCCTGATAAAGAAATAGTAAAGATTCTTGGTATAGCTGGTAAGAAAAGCTATAATCAAGTTATACGTTGGCGTTTAAAACATGGTATACATAAAACACGAGGTGGCTACGCTAACAGCCCACGAAGTGAATAAGTTGTGAAAAAGAAGAATGGAAAGGCAAAGATATATATGAAGGAGATTTTGTTAAAGTTATGAAATATTTAAAAGTCGGTACCACGCACGAAAATCCTGAACTGCTAAATAAGTCTTAAATTATTAAGGAGATATATGGCAAAGGGGAAAAACAAGCAGAAAAAAGACAAGAAAAAACCAGCCAAGCTTTCGCTTAAAGAAAAAAGAAGAAAGAAAAAAAAGAAAAAAGACAGGGGTGAAAACTCAGTTGTGAATGAGGTATAAAAATGGTTGTAGGATATGCGTATGTAGTAGCCGATTTAATTCATATCGGTCACTTAAAGCATTTGACAGCATGTAAGGGTTTATGCGACAAGTTGATTGTTGGCATTTTGACAGATGGTGCAGTTATGGAGAGAAAAGTAAAGCCTATTATTTCTTTTGGCGAACGTCTAGAAATGATAAAACAGCTAAAATGTGTTGATGTAGCAGTGAAGCAAGAAGATTACTCACCACTACCAAACGCAAAGCAACTAGAGCCTGATGTTTTATTTGAAAGCACAAGTCATACAGAAAAAGATTTAGAGAACGCAAAGCTTACAGTAAAAGAATTTGGTGGAAGAGTGGTAATTTTCCCTTATTATGCAGGTCAGTCGAGCACTTCTATCAAGAATAAAATTCTAAAGAACTGGCAGCACAAAGAAAATAGCTATTAATTTTTTAAAATTCGAGGGTGCATATGACAAGTCATAAATTGTCTGCACTAAAAAGTATTATCTGGCGAGTGATGGGAGTGTTGATACTGGCGGCAATAACGTATTTCTACACAAGAAAATGGATTACAACCACCTACATCACGTTCGTACACCACGCTACATTTTTATTCGTATTCTATGCACACGAGAGACTTTGGCTTAAATTAAAAAATCCTGCAGGTAATCTTAGAAAAGTAGCAAAAGCAATAACTTACGAAATCATACTGGGCATGGGTCTTGGCGGTTTAATTGTTTATCTGTTCACTGGTTCTTGGAGTAAAGTAACCGCAATTACAGGTACGTACACCTGCATCAAGCTTGTAATGTATTATCTTTACGAAGGTTATTGGAATAAAAAACTAGGAAATAAATAAATTTAATATTTTACATGTAGGGTATTATGGTAAGAGCAAGAAGTTCTAGTGGTAGAGGTAGTAGAGGTTCGTGTGGTGGAACTAGAAGAAGAGATGGTAGTGGTGGCGGTAGAGGTAATAGAAGAACATCAAAACAACCTAAAAGAAAAAACTAATGATTACTGTAATTCTCGTATGTCACGAAAGATTTGGTAGTTTAGAAGCAATACTGAGAAGTTGGAAAAATCAAAAAGAAGTAAGCGAACTTATTGTTTTTGATAATTCTGGTTCGTTCAGAACAGACATACCAGATACGCTCGTATTGAGTGCTTCAAAGAATCTAGGTCCACAAGGTAAGTATCCTATTTCGATGTTAGCAAAGAATAAATTAGTCATTTATGCGGACGATGACATTATGCCGTTATCAGGCTTAGCGACAGATTTACTAAAATACATGAAAAACGATACGACAATTGTTAGTATAGTAGGTAGAGTATTTTCTGGTAACACTCATTATGAGTCAAAAGGGTATAGAGGCGAGAACATAAAAAAACCAATTGAAGCAGACTGGGTAGGTGGAGGCTGTTGTTTAGCGCACAGACTATTGGGCTGCGTGCCTGTTGAAGAATGTCCTGACATGAGAATAGATGATTTCTGGTGGCAACATTATAACGATTGGATAATAACTAACAAGATAATCGCCCCAACGAAGAACTATAAATTTTTGCCAGAAAATTACAGAGGTAAAGCTTTGCACAATCAAAAGGCAACTAAAAAATTAAGAGAAGAATATTATCGAAAGTGGGTGAAAAAATGAAAATGATAACAGCGTTGCACAACGTACATAAAAATAAAGAAATATTTATAGCAGGTTCAGACCCAACACTAGAAGATTATCCAGATAACTTCTTCGATGATAAACTTTCAATCACACTTCATCTAGCTCATCTCAAATTTCCACGAAGCACATATCATTATGCAAATGAAATGGATAGAGTTTTGTATCTAAATGAACATGACAAAAATTACAAAAATAAAACTTGTATATTCGCTTATCCTTTTTATGGTAAAAGTGAAGAACACTCTAGAGCAATAATTAAAGATTTCACAGATGTATACCATGTCAATTTAGTTCCATATCCACCTAATCAAAAACCAAATGGTATTTTTACTAATGAAGGTGTAAAAGCAATGAAAGAGCAGGTAGATTCGGCGATTGACGCTACCTCAGCTACTTTCGGTGGCTATGGAACCTGCTTACATGTGTGCATGTACACGGCAATTATGATGGGTGTAACAACAATTAACACGATTGGCACTAACTTTAAAACAGTCAATAACAAAGAACACTTTGGAAGCTTAAACAAAGTAGATGAAAAAATGCGACCTAAGACACCAAGTTTTTCTGGATATAGAGCAAACAAGATGAATAAGGGATTTGTAGGCATAGTAGAAAGATGTAACTTACACAATATCTTAGTAAAAAGGTATGAAAATTATGAACAATATTTGCATCTCAATCAGAAGTCTAAAGAGAGTTGACTACTTAGAACGCTGTATAGAGTCTCTCAAAAAAAATAAAGAGATAAATCAAGTTGATTTTTTCTTGGTGCAGGATGGTTACCACAACATATTTTCTCAAAAAGAATACGCAACAAAAGAAGAGATAAAAGCTTCTGAGAAAATGCTACAACGCTCAGGTCTGCCCAATGTTACGTTTTTTAGATGCATGGGTAATTGTGGGGCGTCGTACATAAAAAAATATCAGTTAGGTACACTATTCGAAGGCTTTGGTTATGAGTACGTAGTTCTAATAGATAATGACATAGAAGTCAACCCTTACTTTATCAAGACGCACTTAGCTCTTTATGAGCAGTTCAAGAACAAATCGAATATAGCATCTGTGCAAACTAGCTTTCGCCACACAGGTAATAACTTCCAATTACTTGAAGAAGCTAAGCAACTAGAAGATAAAATAGCATATGGCTTTTCTCATCGCTGCGAAATAGGTTTGTTCAAACGCTCATGGGAAAAGATAGAAAAAGAAATGCGATATTACTGGAACACTACAAGCACGTGCGATTTTAGAGAGCTACTCTACAACAAGAACGTTTACAAAAAAGAGCGAGAAAATCTTCTAAAAGTTTATAATACTGAACATTGTGACTTTTCTCTAGAGAAATCTATAGAGAGAGCAAGATACAAGGGGATTCACACTCTTACAAATAGATACAAGATTATAGGCGCAAAAGGTATGTACAGTTTTAGAGAGTCTAGATTCAATGGTCAGCAATTCGAAAAAGTTCAACTTCATGATGTGGGAGATATAAATAATTATTATTCACAGATAGAAAAATGAAAAAACGCATAACAGAAGAACAATGGAACGAGCTAACCGAAGAAGGCAAGGCAGAGCTTGGCGAACCGTCAGCCGTGTTTGACTTGGATACAGGATGGCATAAGATGTACCCCTCTATCGGGCAGATGATAGAGTTTTTAGATGATGAATATATCAACGCACTTTACTTCAGGGATGGACCCGCTGTTCACAAAAAGATAAGAGCAGTTGGCGTTTGTGATGCTCTTTGGAAAGCCGTTAAAGAGGTTTTAAACGAATGAAAGTTAATGTATTTCTACTGACTTACAAAAGACCTAGCACTTTCAATGTTGTGCTTAATTCTATTTACGCTCAAACAGTAAAACCCAACGAGATTTATGTAATCAATAACAACCCTGATGTGAAGATTAATTTTAAAGATTGCATCAATATAAACCTGAGTAAGAACATGGGATGCAGGATACGTCATGCGATAGCTCTTGCTACAGACTACGACTACTGCTTGTTTGTAGATGATGACGTTAAGCTAAATCCTAAAGCCATAGAGAATTTTTGTAATTATGCAGAAAAGTATCCAAATTCAATACTCGGTTACTATGGACGCAATATTGTGCCGAAAGAGTTTTACTCTCTCCATTGTAGTAATCTGTTTACTAATACTGAAAAAGAAGTAGATATAATTCTAGGCATGGTTCATTTTTGCACAAAAGAGCACCTGCTAGATTCTTTCAAACTAGAACAGGATGCAAAGCTCAAAAGCAAAGAAGATGACATCATCCTGAGTTTATCAAACAATCATTATTGTACTGATAAAAATTATGTCATTCCCTATACTCAAGAATCAAGTCCAGTACCGCTAAAATCAAGAGAAAAAGGTATCAGTGGCGAGCCAGGGCATTTAGATAATCGTAAGAATACAGTAAAAGCAATTATGGAGTATTTCGATGGACTTTGAATCTAGAAGATTGAGAAGGTGTGAACTACCACTAGGCCAAAGACCCTTTGAGTTTTCTTAGCCTAATGATAAAATGCTAGATATGTTTTTCCTGATTTAATAGAAATTACAGGATAATTTCCTTACTTACACTGCAACGTATATGAATTGTTTTGTATACGTTATGTGTAAATCTAACGTATACAATTTATTTTGTAGAAGTTAGAACGTATACAAAAATTTGGCTATTCACTATATTTCATTCTCTATGACTGTAGGGGTAGAACCTCTTTGTTTACAAAATCATTTCGATGACATAATCACTGTGTATTTTGAAAGTGAAAAATTTGAAGAGTTGCCCGAAGGCGCGTTCACACCGTTATTTGATTTTGAAGTGAGGTTCTTATGAAAATAATAGCGATAGACCCTGGCAGTATCTATTTTGGTTTATGCGAACTGGAAGATAATAACATACAGAAAATTTATGACTGGCATTTCAAAGGCAAAGAAATAAGAATCAGATACAATAAGATAGCCCAGAAACTTAGCGAGTATCTCAACGAGAACAAAGCAGATTACTACGCAGTAGAGACGACATGGTTTAGCTCATGGTCGAAGAACGCTCAGTCAGCTATCAAGATATCAATCGTCAGGGGTATAGTCATAGGTGCTATCTTTACGTCTAATAAAGAAGCTAAAGTAGTAGACATATCACCCCAAGAGACTAGAAGCACGTTTAATCTACCTAGAAATGCTTCTAAAGAAGACATACACAGGGCAATGGAGATGGAGTTTGGCAAAGAAGCGCTAGAAGGTTCTTCAGAAGATGGCAGAGATGCAGCAGCACTAGGAATAGCAGCTTACTATAAAGTTAAGAAAAGCTTATTAGTTCAGGAACAGTTATAGTGAAAGAATCCAGTCCTTATAGAAGAGAATTAAATTCAAGAAGGTATGTATGTACTTATTGCTTTTGTTAGTCGTTCCTATAGCTTCGATGATTGAAGCTATAGGTGTGTTCTATGCTTTACTAAAACCTGTGAAAGTATTTGAAGTAGTGAAAAAATAATTACTATAAGTAATTTGGAGGGAAACAAAAATAGGGAAAATATGACAGTTTCTATCTTTAAAAAAAGAACTATGAACGCAATAGACAAACTTTCTGGAGACATACACGAGTCAATTGAATTCTTGGGATTAGTGAAAAAACGTAGAAGAATAAATCATTTAAAAAGGAAATAACATGAATGACGTACCAATAAATGAAACATCTTGGCGTAATATTAGAATGGGTAAAGATTTTAAAATAGTATACTATGTTGAATGGGATAATGTAGGCAATATTTGGGTTATTGTTTCAGAGCAAGCAGACCCCAATGAGCCAGATGTTATTTATACAGGTAGAGTTGCAAATATTTACACGTGTAGCAAAGAAGCAGCAGAAATAATGGCTAATGCACTTAACCAAAAAGAAAAGGAGTATAATGAAATTTCATGACGATATTAAAAGAGTAGCTCTAGAAGATGTTCGTCCCAATGAGTACAACCCGTTCTCTATGGACGGAAAGACGATGAAGAAAGAAATGCAAAGCATCAAAACAGATGGTTTTGTAGGTGCGATAGAGGTGCGCCAAGACCCTGATGATGAGAAAAAGTACATAATCGTAGACGGGGAACAGAGATGGACCGCCGCTAAGAATCTTGGCTACACAGAGATACCAATTCTAGTAACAGGCAAAGACGATGTAGGCGAAGCAAAAGTAACGACTATCAAACGTAACGTCCTAAAAGGTAATCTAGATACTCTCAAAATGGCTTCACTTATAAGCAGTTTAGTAGATGAACACAATTACACGATAGAAGACTTAGCTGATGAACTTGGCTGGGCTGACGAGACAGTTAAGCGTTTACAAGAAATGAGCGACGAAGATATGGAAGCAATCAATGAACTAAACAACGAAATCGACAACATACCAAAAGAACCTCAAACAAACATAGCAAATCAAGTAGTGTTTATTACTCTTAGCATGAGTAGAGAAACTTACGATCTGAATAAAAGTGAACTAGACAGTCTCGCGCATATTGATGGCGTTGTTTATAAAATACAAGGGTAATCAATGAAAATTCACCATTATTCTCACAGTTCGTTCAATGTGTATAAATCTTGTCCTAAAAAATTTGAGTTCTCTAAGCTGAATCCAGAAATAGAAATGCCAACAACCAAGTATATGGAATTTGGCTCTGCTTTTCACGAAGCTGTAGAAAACTATCACAACAAGAAAGTTTATAATACTAAACTTATAGAAGCGTACACAAAAGAGATTGACGCTGACTTTTACGACTCAGTAGAAAAAGAGATACTGATTGAGTTGAAAGATGTAGATTCAGACGATTTTATAGACACACCTTTTCTTGCCATAATCGACGGCATGAATAAAGATGGTCTCTATGATTTGAAAACAACGGGCACTGATTTAGCACAATCAAAATTAAACTCTTCTGACCAAGCTACCCTTTATTGTTATATGCACTTTTTACAATTTGCAAAAATACCGATTTTTCACTATATTATCTATAGCAGAAAGAATAATACAATAAAAATGAAAGAAACCTATCGTTCTGAGAAGAATTTCAGAGAATTCTTTAAGAAAATGAAAGTTTTCGATGAAAAAGTAAAGGGCAATGAATTCGATAGAAAACTGGGAAGACAGTGCTTATACTGTCCGTTTGCAAAGCAATGCGTACCAAATTCTCTTTATGAGGTTTTAGAAAGAACACATGGCAAACTCTGAAATAAAAACAAGGAAGATAAAAGAAGGAAGCGTAATCAGAATAGGTAAAAACAATAAACCTGTATTCAACCCTGAGAATGTTCCCGTATCGGCAATAGAATCTAAAGAAGAACTAGACTTAGATGCTGTACGCAGACAAAAGGTACGCGAGTTCATGAATATGGGCTATAGGGATTATGAGATAGCTAAAATTCTCTCAAGGGGCATCACTATTAACAATAAAAAAGTAAAGTTGCGAAGTCACGTTGTCACGATTAGAACGGACATGGATTTCATACGTAGCGAAATGATTTCATCAGACGTAGACTTTTCTTCTAAACGAATCGACATTCTAGACAAATATGCTTTCTTGTATCGTGAAGCAATAAAAGAGTATCTAAAAGCTGAAACCTCTAAAGCAAAATCAACATTTATTGCAACAGCTAGAGGTGTTCTCGATAAAATAGCAGAAATAGAAAATATAAACGTTGGTAGAAAAGGCGGTATAGACATAAAAGTATTTAATCAGCAGAACATCATCAAAGCAGTTAACGAAGTAAAACAATTACCAGAAGGCGACCGAGATGAGCTTGTCTCCGCAATTGACAAAATTCTTGAAAACAGCAAACGCTCCAGAATTGAAAACAATGAAGTGGTTGTTACAGAATCCTGAATACGAACATATGCCCGTATCAATGCAAGAGTTTCTAGACAACGATTCTTACACGCTGCCTCAAGATAAACCCAGACCTAATAACAGAAAAATTCTCATAGATTTTTTTGATAATGATTATGAAGAACTTTTATACGTAGCAGGAATCGGTTCGGGTAAATGTCTAGGTAAAGGCACTAAAGTGCTGATGTTCGATGGGTCTGTCAAAAAAGTAGAAGATATCCAGCAAAGGGAACAGTTGATGGGAGACGACTCTACTCCACGTACTGTGTTGTCTCTTACGCAAGGACAAGAAGAACTTTTCAAGGTCATACCAGTTAAAGGTGATAGTTTTGTAGTAAACAAGTCACATATTCTTTCAACTAAAGTAACCAGACGATACAAAACAGAACCAGTTGAAAGACCTATTTTGAACCTGTCGGTATCTGATTATGTACAGCTCAGTAAAAAGAAACAGAACTTGCTGAAACTATGGCGCACTGGTGTTGAATTTGAAGAACAAGAAACAACTATCTCACCTTACTTTCTTGGTCTATGGCTTGGCGATGGGAATAGTCACAACGTGGGTGTCACCAAAGGAGACCAAGCAGTTATTGATGCGGTACACGAAGAAGCTGACAAGTGGGGGTTACAAGTAAACGTCAATAAGAATAACCACAAGAGCTGTGGTTGCCATACAATCACTACAGGAAGTAAGAATGGGGGGCATTTACGTAACCCACTACTCAATGAATTTAATCGGCTCAAACTGATTAACAACAAACATATTCCACAACACTATCTGATAAACTCAAAAGCAAAACGACTTGAATTACTGGCAGGGCTGATTGACAGCGATGGTTGGGTTTCTAATTCATACGTTTCATACTCAACAATCAGAAAACCACTAGCAGAGCAAGTGGCATACCTTTGTCGTTCACTTGGTCTAGCTGCTTACGTTAAAGAACATAATAAATTCGTCAAGTATCTAGGTAGAAGATACAAGAGTTTTAGCGTCAGCATTTCAGGGGACTTGAGTGTTATTCCAACTCGCATACCACGAAAACAGTCAAAGCCAAGACAACAAATTAAAAGCGTCATGGTGACTGGTTTTAAGATTGAACCCATTGGAGTTGGTGACTACTATGGATTCGAGTTAGACAAAAACCACCTGTACTTACTCGGTGACTTTACCATAACCCATAATAGCTACCTAAGTTCAATGGCGATTTCTTATGTAATTTACAAATTGCTTTGTTTGAAAAACCCTCAAAAATATTTTGACTTTGCACGGGGAACGAAAATAGCGTTCATTAACATTTCAACATCATACGAACAAGCTAAAAACGTTGTGTTCACAGAAATCAAAAACAGAATTGACAACAACGCTTGGTTTCAAGCTAACTACCCACCCGACTGGAAGATAAAAAGCGCATTGAAGTTCCCTAAGAATATTTTTATATTACCCCTAGGTTCTAACGAAGAATCGCCACTTGGCTACAATATATTTGGCGCAATCATAGACGAAGCTTCTTTTCATACTCAAACAAAAGATAAAGACTACGCAGAAGAAAGTTACAACCAAATCAAAGCTCGTATCAAATCTCGTTTTTTCAATAAGGGTAGATTATTTATCATCACATCTTCTAAATACGTTCACGACTTTGCAGAGACAAAATTCAGAGACGATAACAATCCTAAGCTTTACAAAATAAGAGTGCCTCTATGGGAAGCATTGCCAGCTAATAAGTTTTGTGGACAAAAGTTTGACGCAAGTAAGTACTTGCAAGACCATTCAGGGGTTATGGTACCAGTAGAGTTCGAGCAAGAGTTCATTAGAAATCCAGAAAAAGCGATGAGAGACTTAGGGGCGCAACCATCTCTCTCTATACAGGGATTCTTTAGAGACCCAAACATCATACGAGATTTTGCCAATAAAAATAGAAATCACCCGTGGAGTAAAAAAGATAACGATTTCCACAAATGGTTCTACAACGTAAAGGGTACGCCATACTATGATACTGAGAGATACTATATTCATATAGACTTAGGACTTAATCGTAAAGGGAAGGGTGACGCTGCTGGTATAGCGATGGGCAAGTTTGCTGGATGGGAAAAGATAAAACTACCAGATGGAAAAATAGAAATAAGACCAAAGATATACATAGCGTACATGGAGAGGATAGAGGCTGCTTCTACTAGAGACGAAATTAAGTTTGAAGACATACGAAAAAGAATCTATCGCTTAAAAGAAATCGGGTACAATGTTTATAAAGCTAGCTTTGATGGATGGCAGTCAGCCGACTCTATTCAGATACTTAACTCAGCAGGCATTAAAGCTGAATTACTATCAGTAGACAAGAATATACAGCCGTATTACACGCTTAAAGAATCGTTATTAGAGGGCAGATTAGACTACTACGGCTATGACCCTTTTATTACAGAATGTCAGCACTTAGAAGAAGTCAAAGGAAATAAAGTAGACCACCCGATGCACGGGTCAAAAGATGTAAGCGATGCAGTAGCAGGCGTTTGCTACCACTGCTCAAAGTTTAAACCTGGAACTGGAATATTAGGAGCCTCTTCATGAATATTTTTCAAAAAGCCTTTATGAACTACGCACTTGGCAGACCTTACGTAAAAACGGCGGTCAATCATGTCGTTAATAACAACGTAGATAAAGCATTGAACAAAGAAGTCTCAAAGATTTCTACAAGGATAGAAAACGATTTAAGCAAAATACAGAAAAGAAGTTATGTGACAAGCTTTACAGACAAAAGCTTTGATGCAAAAGAATATCCTAGTTCTAAGAATTATAACACTCTAGAAATTCTATTTTCAGAATCGCCTGGTTCTATTCAGTGTGCTGATAGAATCATAAATTCAGTAGTAGGTACGGGCTATACAATCAAACCTATTCCTGGCGCATATACGAAAAAGAAAGACTTGAAAATTCTCACTGATTTTTTCGATAAAGTGAATGCAGAAGGTGAAACAATAGAAGAGTTTGTAGCTTCTGGTATAGAAGCTTATCTAGAATATGGCAACTGGTATTTCGAAAAAGTGCCTACTAAGAATAAGAAAAAGCTTGCCGAAATATACAACTTGAATTCTAAGAAAATGAAGATTCTTGTAAATGCTGAAAAAAAGAAAAGAGGGGTTTTTGAAAAGCTAGGCTATCAGCAAGAAACTGCTACAGGTAAAAAGATAATATACGATTTAGATGAAGTAGCACATGTCAGAGCGAGAATGAAAAACGCTGGTCTTTATGGCGATGCAGTACTAGAAAAAAACTCAAGTGTCTTGCTAATGATTATCAGTGCATTGCAATACAACAATGGTATCTTGAACAACGGTGGATATATTCCATTCCAGATAACTTTACCCGAAGATTCAAACGAGTCAGATGCAGAAGCAGTTAGTGCGTACATTGAAAAGAATCACATGGGTTCTCATAACGCAGGAAAACCTATAGTTGCATTTAAGGGGGCTGAAATAAAACCTTTGGGAATAAGCCCCAGTGATATGCAGTATCTAGACTTACTGAACTTTGGTATAAAGCAAGTAGCGGGAATGTACGGTGTACCATTGATTCTAATAGGTATACCAGAAGGTTCAAACAGGTCTACTAGTACAACAACAGCAAAATCGTACTATCACACAGTTGTGTTTCCTCTTAGAGATAAAATCTCTCAAATCTTAACTAATGAGATTATAAGAAAAGGTTTCGGTATAGAAGGTTGGAAGTTCAACTTCAAAACAGCAGGTCTAGAAGAAAGCGAATCTACACGTAGAGATACTATGAACGCATTTAGAACTGGTATCATTACGTTCAATGAAGCAAGAACAAAGATGGGTCAGCAACCGATAGAAGATAAGTGGGCTAATAATTACTACTTGGTTAGTTCTAAAAACGATACAATGTTTGAGATGCCCGACATCATTGAAGAAACAAAAAATAATCTAAGCAAACTAGTCGGCGGTGGCAAGACAGACGAAAAAGAGCCTGAAGATAATAGAGAACAAGGTCAGGGCGCCGAAGAAAGCGAAGAATAGTTCACATTACTAAAGGAGTACAGCGATGACACTACAAGAACAGAAAAAAGGGCAAATAACAGTACAAGCAAAGCAAAAAACAATTCTAGAATCAGATATAGTTGAATTTGACAAGAAAGCTGATGCGTTCTTCCTCGAACACAAAGACACAATCTTAAATACTACTTATATGTCTATAAAAGATAAAATCTGTCTAGTTATTTGTTACTATGAAAAACCTAAACCATCTAAAATTATTAAACTTTAGTATACTAAACTATGCAAAAAGAGCCTAAAGAAATACCGACTATGTTTGTAGAATGTGGTGTATGTCATAGACATACGCAAATGGGTATAATGCAAGACATATTAACTTTGAATGGACAAGTAAAAGAACGAATGTTCATCTGCTTAAAGTGTTTAGTTGGAAAAGATGGGACTACAAATGAAGAAAGAAAAACTTAGAAAACTAATAACATCACTAGAGGATAGAATTGTTTCGCTAGTAAGACTAAAGGAATCAATAGAAAGTAAGTACCTAACATCGCCACTATATCCAGAACGAGACGCGTACTATTACTGTGAACTACCACTTGGCTAAAGACCCTTTGAGTTTTTTTAGCCTAATGATAAAACAATGTAATGAAAATACTCAAAGAACTAAACAGCTTACATTTAGATATAGATTTAGAATTAAAGAGGGTTAAACCATGAAAAAGCTTAAAATTTTAATCTATAGTGATTATTACAAAAAGATAAGTGGATATGCCCGCGAGATTCGAGACTTATACCCTACTTGGCAAAAAGAAGGGCATGAAGTAGCTCAAGTAGGTTTAGGTAATAACGGACTCCCATTAGATAACGACATACGAGTGTATCCTGGTGACTTAAATATAGTAGATAGTCATTGGGCGGCACCTGTTTTAGATTATGCGATACAAGACTTTGAACCTGATATTGTTTTCACATTGCAAGACTACTACGTAATGAAACATATAAGCTTTGAATTAGCACACCCAGGAAAGTTCAAGTGGGTTCATTACGGACTAAGTGATGGCGAAGGACTATCATTCATGGCAAGAGAAGGCGTGAAGTGGGTACATCAACATGCCTTTCATACAGAGTTTACCAAGAGACAAGTGCAAAAATACTACCCAAAGATGGATGGTGAAGTAGTCTATCCAGCTATCAATCCAAAAATCTTTCATCCTCTCGACAGAAAAGAGCTTCGCCAAAAACTAGGTCTAGATGAAAATATAAAAATACTCATTTGTTGCGCTAGACCTCAAGAGAGAAAGTTACTGCCTAATCTTCTTGAGTCTTTCAAGATGATGTTGAAACAAAGACAAGATTTACTACTTATTTTAGTATCAGGTGGACATAATTTACTGAACGATAAAGACCAAGAATCTGGCGTTTTAATAGAGCGATTTATCACTGATTTTGGTTTGCAAAATAACGTGATTATTCCCAAGAGCAACGACAAAAGCCCGATTACTGATGACGTACTAAATACACAGTACAATCTTGCTGACTTAAATATTCTATGTTCTACAGGCGAAGGTCTCGGCTTACCCTATATAGAAGCAGCGGCTTGTGGCGTGCCTAGCATAGGAGTTGACCATTCTGCTTGTACTGAAATCTGTTCAAGAGTAGGTGTCACTATCCCGAAAAGTACAGGCATCTATACATATGATGGCATAAAACACTATCTCTACAAGTCTCAAGCTCTATCAAATAAAGTTCTTGAGTTGTTAGACAAAGAAGATAAACTGAAAGAGATGGGCAAGAAAGCACTTAAATTCACTAAGACACTCACACCTGAGATTGTAGCGAATAAATTTCTTAATATATTTAATGAGGTAATCAAAGATGACAAAAAAAGATACATCGAAGAAAAACATTGAAGAATTAGAAGTTCAACTTAGGGCGGAGGATCTAATAAAAGAAATAAATAGTTATAAAAACACTAGAAAAATGGTATCCGTTTTTAACAAAATCGAAAAAGATAGACTTCTAGGTTCTCAAATGCTCGGTTGTGCTTTTATGATTTTAGCTACAGGTATTACAATTGCTCTTATTATTTGGGTGTTATGAAATATTCAATTATTGTTCCTACCTTCAGCAACCGTGTCTTCTTACAGCAAGCAATAAAAGCTGTCATAGCGAACACTAATGACTACGAGCTTGTGATTGTAGACAATCACTCAGAAGATGACACGCTAGACTATCTTAGAAGCTCTGCACTAGATAACATAAATGGGCAACTCGTTGTAAACAAAGAGAATAAGGGATTTGGCATAGCTTGTAATCAAGGTGCGAAAGTAGCAAAGGGTGACTGGCTTATTTTCCTTAATAACGACACACTAGTTACGCAAGACTGGGCTGATAATATGTATAAGTGCAAACTAGAAGAAGCAGACTGCGGTATTGTAGGCTCTAAACTTATACATCCAGGCTCTGGCACGATCCAACATGCAGGGGTGGTAGAGTTAAGTAACGGCACATTAGATCATATCTATTTTGGTAAACAAAGTGACTACAAACTTGCTAATAAAAGAAAATCATATTTTGCAGTAACAGGTGCGTGTCTTGGTATTTCTAAAAGCTTATTCGAAGAAGTTGGTGGATTTGACGAGAGATACTATTGTGGCTGGGAAGATATAGCACTCTGTAATATCGTAAAACAAAAAGGGTATAAAATTTACTACGAGCCAACTTCTGAAGTGTATCATTATGAGAGCAGAACGGATGGTAGATACTCTGCTGAAAATAACAACTTCAATCTATATATTAAAGATTGGGTACTATAATGGGATATGACCAAAAACTGAGTAAATCTCTACAGATATTTCTCAATGGTAAATTTCTTATCCAAGCAGACGGCTTTGAACTCGAATACGCAACAGACAAAGCAAAACAAAGTCTCTTGGGCGGTGAAACTGAGGGAACTGTTTTGAACATAGTCAAAAGCAACAAGGTACGACTACAAGAAAGAAATGAAGCTTTGAAAGATAAAGCAGCGAATGAATACGACAAGTGGTATCAGAAAATGATAAAGCAAGTAAAAAATCCTAAGTATCATCAACAAATTAATTGGAAGGATAGAAATGACTAAAGAAAAAAGCTCACTAACTAAAACCGAAATAAAGATTCCAACTCAGCCAGAAAAAGTCACTACGCTGAATGACAGAATTGACAAGCTCCTTTCACAAGAACTGCCAAAAGAAGAAATGAGGAGAGAAATAAAACTCTTGATTGAAAGAGTCACACACCCTGAAGCATTCTGTCCTCAATGTGACGATAGAATCTATGACAATAAATGTATAAACTGTGGCTTTGAAATAGTAGAGAAGATACCTAAACACATAGAAGCAGTTGTTAACGAACAAACAAATGTTGCTAAATTGGTACAGCAAATGAAGAGTGGTAATGTATCTAGGGATAACGAATCTACCAGACTCGCAGAGCAACAAATCAAAGGGCAAGACCCTAACGCCAGTATTGATATAAATTGGAGTTAATCAAAGGAGAATGCATGAAAGTTAATTGCTACGCTGAACATGCCGCATCAATGGGCGGTGGGACTGTTCATACTGTGAAATTCTTAGAATATCTCACGCCTTATTACGACGTTAATTTGATTTTGCCACCCAACACGAAAATACACGGTAAAGGATGGTACAAGAAAAACATGAATCTTGATGTAAGTAAGATAAATATCGAGTTATACAAAAATGGCGATGAGAATAATTGTGATATTTTTATAAGTGCATGGCACTCAAAATGCATTAGTAGCAGAGTAAAACAAAAGTACAACATGGTTTGGTTCCCGCAAGTCATGCAAAATACTAATGGCTTTATTAATGTATCAAATAGTGAATATACAAAAGAAGCAATAAAAAAAAGATGGAAAACAGATTCAGTTGCAATCTATCCACCAACTACGCTGTTTAAACAAAGCAAGAAAAAGAAAAATATCATCTTGCATGTCAGCCGTTTAGACATACCAAACGAAGCTTCAGATAAAGGGCACATTGAACTAATAAACTCTTTTAAGAAACTAAAACTAAAAGGCTGGAAGTTCGTTATAGCTGGGACTACTATTCTAGGGAGCGCCGCTGAAATACGTTCAAAAAAATATCTAAAACAATTAAAAGAACTTGCGAAAGATTCTAATATAGAATTTGTGGTGAACGCTTCTCATAAAATGATAGAACAGCTCTTCTCAGATGCAAAAGTCTACTGGCATTGTTCTGGTATTCACACTGAAAGCGCAGGGGCAGCGGAACACTTCGGTCTTACAATAATAGAAGCTATGTCTACGGGATGCGTCCCTATGTCGTTTAATAAAGGCGGTCCTAGAGAAATTATAACGAAAGAATCTGGTTTTCTTTTCAATGACGAGAAAGAACTAGTTAAGTATACTAAACTATTCACTTCTGATAGCACAATGATGAAAAGAATGTCTGCTGCTACTATTAAGAGAAGTAAGTTTTTTAGTGAAGAAAAATCTAGAGACAACTGGGTTAGTCTAGTAACTGGTGTAAAAGATGTAACAATAGTTATAGGCTCTCACAATAATTTAAAATATCTAAAGCCATGCATAGAATCTCTTCATAAAAATACCCCTGAAGGTTTTGAACTACTAGTGGTAAATAACGGCTCGAATAAAGAAGTTACAAATTACTTAGAAACAAACAAGTACAAGACTAATTTTATTAACACTACTAAAAATCTCTCATATGCTAAATTCAATAATCTCGCATTGAAGCATGTGAAAACACCATACGTTTTGTATCTCAATGACGATACTGTAATAACAGATAAGAAGTGGCTTCCATCAATGATTAATGTAATCAGAACTAAAGAACTAGCAGGAGTTGTAGGCATAAGATGTCTGTTCCCAAACGGCAAGCTTCAACATGATGGCGTTTATTGGAATAGAGAATTGCAAGACTTTAAACATTTGGATCATCATAAGAACCCATCAGAAAGAATGAAAACAGAAGAAGTGCTGAACGTTACAGGCGCATGTATGTTAGTTCGTAAAGACATCGCTCAATTCTCAGAAGAATACGAAATGGGCTATTATGAAGATAATGACTTGCAATTACGAGCAAGAAAAAACGGTTACAAAGTTTATATAGTTCGCAATTCAACAATTATTCATCATGAAGGGGTTAGCATGTCTAAAAGTACTAAAGCAGCAAGCACAGCAAAAAAGAATAACAAAGAAAAACTTATAGCAAAATGGGGCAAAGAAATCCCTGAATTTGAAAAAACAATTGCCAAATCAAAAGATAATGTTTTCATTCTTAATATACAAAAGATGGACAAAAAACAAATACAAAAAGTATTAAAAGAAAAATACGACAATATGCTAGAAAGAGAAAAACTTATAGTTCTAGCATTTGACTTTGACCATCTTAATATGAAATACTTGCAATCGAAAGAAAAGAAGTATATAAACATGATTTACGAAAGCAAGATAGGCTTAACAGAAATCTCATTAAAACAACTAGTGTTGGATGCTGGATTTGTCGGTGTGTATCGCAACACTGAAAACACATCAGAGAGAAATCAACATATATTAAAAATTGTTGCAGAGAGATAAGATGATTATAAAGAAAAAATACGTTTGCGAAAAATGCGACCATGTTTTTTATAAAGATATAAGTGATAAATACGTGCAGACATCGATTCCTAAATGTCCAATATGTGAATCAACGAAAATCAGAATTGTTGACAAAAAATAAAACATTAGATAGATTATAAGCAAATTATAGCCTACAGCATGTAAGAGCATAATACTTACATCTGCTGTAGGCTATTTTAATAAAGACCAATGAATAAAGAAAAAGACACAGTAGACATAATATATAATTGTGGTTATTATTCTGGTATGAAGCTGAGAGGTAAGACGACAGGCAAAACTTACATTTTTAAAAAACGTTATGTCGTAACAGTAGATAAAGAAGACGCAAAAGATTTTCTTGCTAAGACCTCAAAAGATGTTCAGTGGTGCGAGCAACACGATAAAGATATACCGCCATTCATGTTACTAGAAGATTGGTGTTCAGGCAAAAAAGGTGCTTATAGAGCTAGAGAGATAAAATATAACCCGATAGCTTATAAAAAAGAAATGTCGTTATAGGAGGACAGTATGAATAAAACAGCCGATGAAAAAGATTTACGTAAAGAATACAAGCACTTCAAGTTTACAATGCCGATTGTTAAAACTAAAATTAAGACAGTAAAAAACGAAAAGGGTGAAGAAACAGAAGAAAGATATCTTATAGGAGAAGCGTCTAACACAGAAGTAGACTTGCAAGGTGATAAGATGGCACCTGAAGCTATCAGGTCGATGGCTGATTCTTTGAAAATGCACGTGATAAATCTAAATGACGACCATGACACAGGATGGTCAAGCGAGTTAGGTGACATCACTAAACTAGACATCTCTAATAATAATGGGTTGATAATCGAATCTAGACTAAACGATTTATCGACTGCTAATGATTTATGGCTGGCTCTTACAAAGCATCAAAAACAGCTTGGTCTTTCCATAGGCGGTTATGTAAAAGAATATGACATGGAGAAAACTGACGATGGAAGCGAATGGATAAAAGTCCTCAAAGATGTAGAGCTAGACCATATCGCTGTTACACAATCACCTGCTAATCCGACAACATGGCTAAATGCAATTATAAAATCCATTAATCCCAAAAAAAGCGTAAAGAAAAAAGATTTGTCAGAAGTCATAGCTGAAACTATAAAGAAAAAAGATTTTATAAATAAAGTTACTAATTTAATTAGGAGCGAATTGATGACTAATAAAGACTCACTGGAAGCTGAAAAGAAAAAGAACGCTTCAGCAGCCCCAGAGGATGAGAAACAAACAGAAAGCGTTAAAGAAGAAGTTAAGGAAGTTGTCGAAGAAAAGTCTGTTGAAGAAAAACCCGAAGAGAAAGCCGAGACCGAAATTAAAGAAGAGGTCGAAGCAGAATCCAAGGAAGAAGTGAAGGAAGAGGCTGAAAAGTCTGACAAACCAGAAGAAGAGATTGAGGAAGAAGAAGCAGACAAAGAAGAAGCGACAACTAACAAAGACTTATCTAGCGGCTATGATGTAGTTGAAGTTGCTATGCATCTTGATTACGTTATCAGTTACTTTGATTATCTTGAGAAAGACACTACTGAATTAAAGGCAATCAAAGAAAGCTTAAAAAGCATTGCATCTGAAGAACTCAAAGAGCCAGAAGCTACTGCTAAATCCGAAGACACTTCTCAAGCAGAACAATTGCTTGATAAAATCTCTAAAGCAATTGAAGTTCAAAAAATTCAACATATAAAAGAAGTTGAAGAACTTGTTTCAGCAGTTAAATATCTAAAAGATAAAGTTGAGACTCTCGAAAATCAACCTTCTGATAGAAAAGCTGTTATTGAAAAATTCGATGGAGATGAGTCTATTTCGAAAGAAGACGGTGTTCTCCGTATAGACGGTAAGACAGAAGATGAAGCCGTTGAAGAGTTGAGAAAGAATAATGCAAAAGACCCGATGCTATTCTCGAAAACAAGGAGAATTCGTCAGGAATATGCTAAAGTAAAGTAAGCAATTAAAGTAACACAGATAATTAAAAATTATCAAGGTTACATGATGGCAGACAATGACAAAATATTAGAAGCGATTGATAGAATTGAGAAAATGGTTGTTTCTGAAGAAGCTGAAATCAAGAAACAAGACGAAGAAGCTGCTGAAGATTCTGAGAAATTAGAAAAATCAACAGACATTAACGCTCAATTGAATCGTATTGCAGACATGCTTGAAAAGACGGTTTCTACGTCCACTTCAAGTTCATTTGCTCAAAGAGAGCATCTAGATAAAGAAATTAAAGACGTTACAAAACGCAGAACTCCGTTTATTGACAATGTTGCAGTTATCCCCGCTAATGGTAAAACTCATGAATGGGATATGGTAACAGCACTTGGCTCAAACGCTACAGCAACAGCAGAATGCGGTACACCGCCTGCTAATGAAGCAACAATCGCTCGTCATTCAGCACAGATTAAAACCTTTGCTACAAGAGTGGAAGTCTGCGACTTAGCACAATGGGCTGCTAAAGATTATTTTGACCTCCAGAACTTGCACCTTGAAAGAGGGATGCGTAAAATCCTGCACGATGTCGAAACAAAAGTTTTCTATGGCGATAAAGGTACAACTGCCGCAGAGTTTGATGGCTTGTATGAGCTAGTTGATGATAATGCACCCGATGGTAACCTGATTAACGGTTCTGGCGCAACTATCACAACGACTATTCTCGATAATGCTATTCAACAGCTTTCAGACCAGGGTGCAGATCCAAGTTCGATTGAACTGTATATGGGCGCAACTTCACTGAGAACACTTGCTGCATTATGGTCAACAGCAGTTACGTATAACGACCCTGAGACTGGTAAGAGAACATTCGGTTACGAAATCGGTGCTTATCATTCCCCATTCGGCGTACATAACATTGTTTATGACCCATGGATTACAGCAGCTAACAGTCCGAACACAAACGCAGACATCTTCTTGCTAACAATGGAAGAACTTGCTCTTGCACAAAGTGAACCTATGTATAAGTTGCCGACATATCGCGCACTTACACTAGCTGAAACTCAGACAGTTGTGTGGAATGTTGTATTGGAAATGAAAGTTCCTCATTGGCAAGGAATAATTTATGATACCAAATAATCCACTGTAAATAGTGAAAAGTGAATCAGAGGGGAGAGAGTCGCTCTCCCCTCTTGTAAAATCTTAAAAGGAGAAAGTTATGGCTAATTTAGTTACTATCAGAAGTAAAAGAACAAGAAAAGGTGGAGAGATAGTTGTTTACGATACAGTTAAAGTAACAGTTAATGGTATAGAACAAGAACGTGAGCTGAGTACTATGTACGTTTTTAAAAATTACGAGGCATCAATACCCCTCGAACACGCAAATATACTTGTTAGAAATCAACCAACCAACTTCTCTATAGTAGAAGATGAGAACTATAAAAAATTGACTAAGACAAATAAAGAAGTAGCCGATTCAACAAACAAAATGCAAGAAGACTATGAAACATGGCAAAAATGTCCTGTTTGTGAAAAGACAGGTTTTAAAAATAAAGCAGGTTTTACATCTCACTTTAGACTAAAACACCTTGAAGAATACAAGCTATGGAAGAAAAAACAATTCTAAATAGGAGTAGATAAATGGCTACTGCGATGAATAATTATAATCTGGCTGTAACAGCAGTCGTTGCTTCAAAAACGTGGGCTGAAAACTCAATGCGTGTACACTTGCTGTCAACTGTTGCAGATTGTCACATACTACTTTCGGCACTTGGGGATGCTACTGTGAATGACTTTTTACTGCCACAAAATACGGTTGTTACGTTTGACGTAAGAACTGTTGGTGGAAGTGTAAGTGCAATTACTGATGCAGGTTCTGGTACTCTGTACATTGCAATCGAAACATAAAAAATTGGTAAGGGGATAATACATGTCTGCAACATTCCAATGGAATCAAACTTACGGGGTTGCTACTGGCACTGCAACGGATATAGGTAAAGACGGGAATCTCTTCAACTTTAAAGATGCAGACGATGCAACACCTGCTAACTATTCTGCTAACGCTATAACTGCAGGTGATAATTCTTATGAAGTATGGCTCAGAGCACACTTTACTGGAACATTTACTTCTATAAGCAATCTTCAATTTTGGAAATCTGCTGGCACTTTCAGTACTGGTGAGTCAATAGACTGGGATGGTGAAACAGAAGTTTATGTTACTCCCGTAAAAACAGAGTCTGTTATTGCAACAACTGCCATACCAACAGCAGACCCTGGAACTGCTAATGTGAGTATAGGGGGCAATCTAGCTGGCTCTTTAGATGCTGCTGGCTATTCTGACTATATTGTATTGCAACTTCAAACGACTGGCGCTACTGATTCTGGTGATACAGAGGGATTCGTTTCTATCGTCCAATACAACGAGACATAGTTTATAATACTAAACAATATGAACATAAATAGACACAACAAAGAATTCACGAGTTTGATGAAAAAACTAGTCGTTGCGCTGAGAACAAACGAAAATCTCGACGCTGTGAAAAGTTCTTTCAAGAAACACAACATGATTTTCAAGTACAATCAAAATAGGGACGAAATCTTAATACTTACTAGAACAGCATTAAACAAATCTATTACACTAAAGTTTACAGCAAAAGAGTTTGAGTAATCATTAATACGAGGAATACAATCCGTGGTTACATTCGAAAAAGCGAGCTATGACGAGTTAGACTATCTTTGGGAAGCAGTATATACTACTGGTGAAACTCTTAAACAGTTTGATAAAAAAAACAAGATAGAAAATCAATTCAAAGACATAGACCAAAACATTTTAAAATCATTTATTCTAACGAATAAAAAAAACCCATTTGATAAATACGCAGTAAGTCTATTGGATGGGTTTGTTTATGCTGCAAATAGTAATATTATCGCAGGGGAATACATTAGCAAAACATCTAAAATAAAACTCATTTACTTCAGAAGAATACAAAGAAAACTTAATGCAGTATCAAAACCTAAAATAACTTACTTTTTGGGTTGGCACGGAAAAGTAAATAACAAATATAAAAAACATCAAATAGCCATTAGCTCTGACGGTAATTACATAATAGCCACGTAAAAGGAGTAAAAGTATATGAAGAAAATAGCAATTATAGGTTCAAAAGGTTATGTAGGTGCTGCCTATGTAAAACTTTTAGAAAAAAAGTATGATTTAATATGCAAAGACCCAAGGGAACGTGTACACGTTTCAGAAGAACAAGTTAACGAATGTGAATTTGTTATCGTTTGTGTACCTACACCAATGAATGAAGATGGCTCTTGTGATACTTCTCTAGTAGAAGAAACGATAAAGTGGCTTAAAACACCATTAATCCTAATAAAATCAACTGTCCCACCACATACTACTAAACTCTTAAAAGCAAAATACAACAAGAGGATTTGTTTCTCACCCGAATATATCGGTGAAGGCGGTTATTTTATACCGTTCTGGAAGTTTCCACACCCTACTGAAATCAAATATCATGACTTTATGGTTATAGGTGGCGACCCAGAAGATAGAGAAGATATCTTAGACTACTTCTATCCTGTTCTTGGTCCAACTAAAACATACTATCAAGTAGATGAAACTACAGCAGAGCTAATTAAGTACATGGAAAACGCTTCAATAGCAGTAAAAGTTACAATGTGTAATGAGTTTTATGAATTAGCTAAAACATTTGGTGTCTCATACCCTCAAGTTAGAGAAGGCTACTTGCTCGATTCTAGAAAAACAAAGATGTTTACTTGTATTTTCAAAGACAAAAGGGGATTCGACGGGAAATGCTTGCCTAAAGATGTTAATGCTCTAGTCAAGGCAGCACAAAAAGAAGGTTATGAACCAGAATTCTTAAAAGAGGTATTGAAAAGCAATGATAGATTCAAGAGTCTCAGTGCTGATCCCAAGCAGAAATGAGCAATTCTTACAAAAGACGATTGACGGTGTTTTTAAAAAAGCAAAAGGCGACATAGAAGTTGTTGTCTATCTTGATGGCTACTGGACTGATCCTGTATTAAAACACGACCCACGCTTAGTTGTTGTACACAAATCTAAAGTATGTGGTATGCGTTCGGGCATAAATTCTGCTGCTGCTGTTGCAAAGGGTGAATATCTTCTAAAACTAGATGGTCACTGTTTGCTTGATGAAGGCTTCGATATGAAACTAAAAGCAGACTGTGAAGATGATTGGGTTGTTGTCCCTACCCGTAAACGACTTGACGCAGAGAATTGGTGCATACAAGAAACTAAAAAACCCGATATAAACTACATGTATCTATCATACCCAGACGACCCTAAAGACTGGGGTGGTCCAGGATTGCATGGTAGATTATGGCGAGAAAAGAACATAAACCCAGAACTTAAAAAAGTCTTGATAGATGAAACTATGAGCTTTCAAGGTTCATGCTGGTTCTTGAAACGTGACTACTTCTACTATCTAGAACTAATGGATGAAGAAAACTATGGTCCATTCTGGAAAGAAGCTCAAGAAATAGGTCTTAAAGCTTTTCTATCGGGTGGCAGAGTGATGCGAAACAAGAATACTTGGTATGCTCATCTACACAAAGGTAAAAGATATGGCAGAGGCTATCACTTACCTAAGTATATTACAATTAACGCAACATCATATGTCAACGAGTGGCTCAACAAAAAAGTATGGCACAAACAGATACATGATTTTGCTTGGCTTATAGATAAATTTTCACCAGTACCAACTTGGAAACCTAATTGGAAAGAGGATGAAATATGGAAAACATTATGAGAAGTCGTACAGACTTAGCTGTTTACTTTAAGGAACGTGGCTTTAAAACAGGTGCAGAGATAGGAGTAGCAGATGGTAGATATTCTGAAATACTTCTGAAAACAATACCTGGATTGAAGCTGTACTGCGTAGACCCTTGGATGCCATATGAAAAGAATTGGCGTAGTGAAGATTATCAAGAAAAAGCTTATACACAAGCAGTTGTAAAACTAGGTGACTATAACTGTGAAATAATACGGAAGACAAGCATAGAGGCTTCTCTTGAAGTACCAGATAAGTCACTAGACTTTGTTTTTATTGATGGAGCACACACGTTCGACCATGTTATGACAGATGTAATTGTCTGGAGTCGTAAGGTCAGAAAAAAGGGTATAGTTTCAGGACATGACTACATGCATTTCACAGATTCAGGTGTGGTAGAAGCAGTTAATAAATATACAGAAATTCATAAACTTGAGCTTAATCTTATCCAACGTAACCAAGAAAATTTCAAGGACGACAGACAACCTTGCTGGTGGTTTGTAAAGAGAGACACATGAACGAACTAGAAGCTAAAACTTTATTCTGGCAAGTAAATGACATTCTAAAAGAGATAGGTCTAAAATACTCTCTGTATTTTGGTACGTTACTTGGCGCTATACGAGAAAATGGGTTTATCAAAATAGATAGAGACCTTGACCTATATTGCTTAGCAGAAGATTTTGAAGAAAAAAAAGATGAATTGCTAAGACTTTTAAAACAAGACGGTTTAATCGTCATTCTAAAAACATACCAAGATGCTGGTTTGAAAATCAAAAGCAAAGAGAGACACACCGTAAAAGGCTGTGACATTTGCTGTTTTTTCAAAAGTGACAAACAAAGATTCTACCCAAAAAATAAATCAAATCAAAAGGTATTTCATCTAGCCGAAGATATAGAGAATATGAAAGAAATAGTTTTTTACGATAGAAAAGTTCTTGTCCCAGAAAACAGTGAAAAAATACTAGAAGAAATATACGGTAAAGATTGGCGTATACCTTACGAAAAATATAGATACGAAAATCAATTAAACGTGGCTGAACTATGAGAGACCTATCAATACTCATTCCAGCAAGACATGAACAGTTTTTAAATAATACTATAGAAAGTATACTTAAAAATAAACGTGGCAATACCGAAATCATAGTTGGTCTAGATGGCGAATGGGGCACAGAACCTATACCAGACCATGACGATGTTACTATTGTTTACTATTCGGAATCTATCGGGCAAAGAGCAATTACAAATCAATGTGCTAGATTGTCTGATGCTCGCTACTTGATGAAATTAGACGCTCACTGTTCGTTTGATGAGGGCTTTGATGTAAAGATGATACAAGAAATGCATGATGACTGGACTATGGTTCCATTGATGAAGAATCTTCATGCTTTTGATTGGGTTTGCAAGAAATGCAAAGCAAGAAAATATCAAGGTCCTACACCAGAGAAATGCTGGGGAGAAGACTGCGACAGCACTGAATTTGAAAAAGATATTGTTTGGCAAGGGAAGAAAAGTCCTAATTCAACAGCGTATAGATTTGATACTGACTTGCATTTTCAATACTGGGGTGGTTATAAAAAACTACAAAAAGGAGATTTAGTAGAAACCATGTCTCTGCAAGGTTCTTGCTGGATGCTTACTAGAGATAAATATTGGGAGCTAGACATTTGTGATGAAGGTTACGGTAGCTGGGGGCAACAGGGCGTAGAAGTCTCAATGAAAACAAAATTGTCTGGCGGTAAAGTAATCTGCAATAAGAAAACTTGGTATGCTCATATGTTTAGAACACAAGGCGGTGACTTCGGCTTCCCATATAAGCGATCTGGTAACGCAGTAAAAAAAGCTAGAAAATACTCTCAAGATATCTGGCTGAACAATAAGTGGGATAAACAGATATATCCATTTTCATCGGTGATTGAATACTTTTATCCTATTCCTGGGTGGACAGAAGAAAATTACAAAGCATTAAAGATAAACGAAATGAAAGTAAAACGAGCGGGTATATATTCTATAGTTAATACTGTTAATAATAAAATATACATAGGTTCTGCTATTAATTTATCAAGACGATTCTCTGAACATTTAAGAGAATTACAAAGAAACGCTCATTACAACGACCACTTGCAAAAAAGTTGGAATAAATATGGAAAAGAATCTTTCTCTTTTAACATTGAATATTTTTGCAATGAAGAAGATTTGATTGTCATTGAGCAACAATATATTGACGCTTACAGTAAAAAAATAGTTTTTGATAGTATGTACAACATTAACCCTTCTGCTACATCTAATTCAGGGTGTAAACATACTCAAAAATCATTAGATAAAATGAGAATACAACAAAGTGATCAAAATAATGGTTTTTATGGCAAAGAACATACAGAAGAAACAAAACTAAAAATTGGCAAAACTAGCAGTATTTTGACTGTTAATAGAAAAAGAGACAAAAATGGTCGTTTTATTAAGGATAATAGAGCACCTACAAAAGGTTTAGTATACTATACAAATCATACTGCACCACTAAAAATATCGAGAGCAGTACAGAAACAATTACTAAGCATAAATCTTCCTATAGTTTCCGCAAGTTTAAAACCGATGCCTTGGTTCGGTAAAAACATCCGACTACCCTTGAAATCTGGCTATCTAACAATGTTCACGCAGATACTTGCAGCACTTGAAGCAAGTGACGCAGATATTGTGTTCCTGGTAGAGCATGACGTTCTATACCACAAATCACATTTTGATTTCGTGCCACCAAAAAAAGATGTATTCTATTATAACGTAAACATTTGGAAATGGAATTTAGAAAAGAAATATGGTGTCAAGGTAGATGATTGCAGACAAACAAGCGGCTTATGTGCTTACAGAGAATTATTATTGCAACATTATAAAAAAAGAATTAAGATGGTAACTGAAAATGGCTTTACAAGAAAGATGGGCTTCGAACCAGGAACCCATAATAGAAAAGAGCGTGTAGATGATTACAAGTCAGACATTTGGGAATCTGAATCTCCCAATGTAGATATAAGACATAAAAATACTCTAACTTCTTCACGTTGGAGTAAAGAGCAATATAGAAATTCAAAGTATACAGTTGGTTGGCAAGAAAGCACAGAACTGCCAGACTGGGATATTTTAACGAGTTTCTAATGAAACATATAAAAAATAATAACACATAATTTATAGCATCAAGACAAGATGAGAATTTTTTCTTGCGTCAATAATTAAATAATTAAATAAAAGAATAACATGGCAGACACAAAAATTTCAGCTTTAGCAGCAGCTTCAGCAGTAGTAGCAGCAAACGAACTTGCAATCAACGAAGCAGGTACAAGTAAAAAAGTAACCGCACAACAAGTGATGGATTACGTAGCTGGAACAGGATGGGTAACTGTAACCGACACTTGGGCATATTCTGCTTATGTTGCCGCAAACAGAACAGGAATCATAACTGTTCCCACTGACGCGACCGATAAGTATTCGGTAGGAATGCGCATTAAAATAACACAAGCCACCGATGGTGTGAAATACGGTATTATTACTGTAGTAATTGCAACTGCATTGACTGTGTTCTTTGAAAATGATTCAGATTTAGACGATGAAGATATCAGTTTGCCTCATTATTCTAGTGATAAAGCTCCGTTTGGTTTTCCGATGTCAGTTGAAAGTTGGCAAATAACCGTACTAAATGAAACTGTACTCTCACAAGCTGATCCAACGGCTGCAACGTGGTATAATCTTGGTTCGCTATCAATAGTAATTCCTATAGGTGTTTGGGAGTTATATTATACCGTTCACCTAGTAGCTCTAAGGGGAAGTGCTGGGGTATGTGATCCGTATGTTACTCTTTCAACTGCTAACGACACAGAATCAAGCAAATATTCCACTAGTAGTGCATATATCTCCTCTGACACTAATTTTCAAATTTCAGTAAGCAAAAGGTTTTGGCATATATTGACAACTGCCGCCACTTATTATCTGAACGCTAAATTTGAGACTGCTGGTGGTTCAAGTTTGCGATTCGGTGGTACTCAGGCAGGCACTTTGATTAGGGCAGTTTGCTCTTACCTGTAATGAAAATCCTTCTAGTCGAAGATTAAACTACTTAAAATAAACTATGTTATCTATCTATCGCACAACTGAATCAAGGGACAGTAGAATCACCGAAGTACTAAAGCGTTTTAACAAATAACACAAAGAATAAATGGCATATTACATACTCAAAGAAGATGGTTTTAAAATACTTCAAGAGGATGGTTCTAGCGGTATTTTACTAGAAGACCAACCTTCTGAGTCTCTTTCTGTGTCACCTAGTTCAAGTGAAAGTCCTTCTGAGTCTGCAAGTGTAAGTCCTAGTAGTAGTGAATCTCCTAGCGAAAGTTTAAGCGTAAGCCCTAGTGCATCCGTTAGCCCTTCTGCTTCTGAATCTGTTAGTGAAAGTGTATCTGAAAGTGCATCTATTTCTCCTTCTGCATCTATTAGCCCTTCTTCTAGCGAAAGTTTAAGCGTAAGCCCTAGTGCATCCGTTAGCCCTTCAGCTTCTGAGTCTGTTA